CATGCCCGCCCGCAAAAAAGAACCACACCCCGGCGGCTGGCACACCGTAAAACCCGACCTCGACAAACTAATCCGCGCCATAGACGACGCACTCACCACCGCCGGTATAATCACCGACGACTCAACAATCACCGCAATCACAGCACTCAAACGCCGAGCCAAAAAAGACGAGCCACCCGGCGCCCACATCACCATCACCCCTCTAGGCGAAACCCAACCCCACTAGAGGAAACCCCATTGGACACCACTGAACTCACCCACAAAATAAACCACCTCCACACCGCCTACCACCACCTCGAAGAAGCCAAATACGCCACCGGACAAACCCGCGACGAACGCACCATGCGACCAGGCGGACGCCTCGGCCCCCAAACCCCAGGACACACCAAACCCGTCAACCTCTGCCTAGAACTAGAAACCAGACTCTACGACTACGTTTGCGACGCCAAACGCTACATCACACCCACCCGCATGCTCGCCAAGAACTGGGATACCATGCTGCCCTGGCTCAAATTCAACGCCGAACAAATAACCACCCTCGACCCCGGATACGTAGACGAACTCGCCCTAGAACTCGACTACCAAACCCGCCGCATCAACCGCCTAATCCAACCCACCGCACCACGCACCGACAGGCCCGAACCCTGGCACCCAGCCCGCACCGTCATCACCCTATGCGCCGGACAAGGCCACCGCGTCACCCAAGGACAACTACGCCAGCTCGCGCACCGCGGCATCATCGAAGCCCAATCCTCCGGCAACCGCAACCTCTACCGCACCAGCCAAGTACTCCAACACCTCAAAGGCCAGCACCAATAGCCGCAGCTCTTGCGGCCGTGTCACGCCAACTGCTATAATCGACGCGACGACTTAGTGCGCTTAGATTAAAATAGACGCTAGGTGCTTACATAGGTTTCTCAAGTTAACCTAAAGTTCATCTTCCTCTATGGCCTTTCCTAAATAGAGGGCATAATTTGAGTACCACCCAATAAGAAGTAGGAGGTACTCGATGGCTAGACTCAGGTTCAACACAGGCCGCGTTGAAGAAGAAATCAACAAGAAGCTCAACGAGCTTCAATTCCAAAAAGGGGAATCGGTCAAACAAACCGAGCACAATATAGAGCGTGAGCTAAAACGTTCTGGCATATCGCCGAATATGCAGAACGTCAGAAAGCTCGCTAAAAAGATGCACGACGAATAGTCGTCAAGAGAATACCCTCAACACACGTTGGGGGTTTTCGTCGTTTTAACCAGGCCTTGTAGCCACCTCACCTTGCAACTAACCATCACGCATTGAAACGTTAGAGCAACTCTGAGCAACAACACCGAGGCGCAGGCCGCTGGCTCACGACCAGAACAAGGCACAAAGAAAAAAGGGGGAGTGGGAGCATGCCCGCGAAAGGAACAACCACCGAGCGCGGCTACGATAACGGACACAAAGTGAACCGCGCCCGCATGCTCTACAACCTCATGGATGGCACTAAGTGCACCTACTGTGGGAAGCCGATGTACCGCGAAGCGGCACTGAACTTCGACCAGGCACCGCTAGAAGCAGACCACAAGCACGGCGATAAATCGAGTCCTGCCTACAGGCTGATTCACCGTCGGTGTAATCGGTCGATTGCCAACCACTGGGTTGAGCACGGCCCAGGCTGGTACGGCATCGAGGAGCCGCAGGACAGACCGAAAAGGCCGAAAAAGCCCGAAAAGGCGCGTGACATGCGAAAACGATTCGTTATAGAATGGTCGTTCTAATAATTAGTGGGGTGGCCCAATTATCTCGGGGTTTCCGCTCGACTCCCCCTTCCGGCCCTTGCTCGCGAGCTTTTCTTCAGGCATTCGAAAAGTTGTGTGTTTGACCAGCTAGGAGGCGGGAATGGAACGTTCACCAATTGAAGAATTCAGCGCTGGCGGGCAAGTGCTCTACCAGCACCTGACGAACTCCCACAATGACGCTTCGACGCAGGCGTTGATTGTCGAGGCGGCGCGCACAAAAGACCGCTTAGACCGTTTGAACCGGATTACGAACGGTGATGAGGACACGTGGTGCCGCATTTTTCACGGTGAGGGCGAGATTGTTCTGAAGATGGATACTGCGGTGTCGGAGCAGCGGCAGTTGGCGACGGTTTTTCGCCAGTTGTTAGCAGAGATTCAGAGGAGGCAAGGTGACCATGGCTCTGGTGATGAAGAGGACGGATTCGCTGGACTCTGATTTCAACGCTGATTACCGCTCCGAGCTTGAAATGGAGTTCCCGAGTCTCGAGGGGCGCCAGGCGCCGCAGGCATTGGTGCGATGCGAGGGCGGGGACTTCACTCACGGTAGGAAAGCTATCGAGCTGGCCCGCCGCTTCGGTGTTACTTTGATGCCGTGGCAGCGTGAGCAGGTGCTTTGGGCGCTAGCCGTCGACGAGCATGGCCGGTGGCTGCACGCTGACGTAGTTTTGCTGTGCCCACGGCAGAACGGCAAGTCTTTGATTCTTGAGGTAATCATGCTTTACCGCATGTTTGTACTCAATCACCAGATTGTATTCTCGGCGCACCAGTGGCGTACGGCGAAGTCGATCCGCAATCGTCTCTGGCGGCGTATTAAGTCGCGTAAGTGGGCGGAGCGCCGCATTGTTCGCAATACCGCGTCGGCGGGTGAAGCTGAAATGGAAACCGCCGAGGGCGGCAAGCTTCAGTTCACGACACGGTCGAACGACATGGGCCGTGGTTTCGATGAGATTGACCTACTGTTGCTGGACGAGGCGTACAACCTTGAGTCTGGAGAGTTGGATGCGGTCGCTCCGACTCAGCTGGCGGCAGAAGACCCGCAAACTTTTTATACTTCGTCGGCGGTGAATCGGGATAAGCACCCGAAAGGTGCGGAGTTGTCTCGTATTCGTTACCGAGCGTTGAGCGGCGCCGCTGAGGGAATGCTGTTCTCGGAATTCTGCGCCCCGCCCGACGTGGACCGTGACGACCCGCGGACGTGGAAGCTGGCGAACCCGTCGTATGGGTTTCCGAAGCTGGTTGACGCGAAGAAGATGCGGTCGATGCGTTCCAAGCTGACGGACAACGGTTTTGATGTTGAGATGCTTGGTTGGGGTCGGTGGTACGAGTTCGGGTCGTCTGGCGATGAGGATCTGATTGTGCCGCGTGAGGCGATGCGGGCACTCGTTACCCCGGAGCCTGTGCCGGTCGCTGATTGTGTCCTGGCGGTTGAGGTGTCGCCGGATGCTGACCGGGTTGGTCTGGTGGCGGCTGGGGAGGCTGCTGGTGGTATTCATCTGCAGCCGCGGCCGGCTTCGGAGGCCGTGTTCTCAGTTGATGACACGGTGGAGGTCGTGGCTGAGTTTGTGGACCGGTACCGGCCGGCTGCGGTGGTTCTGGACAAGGATGCTACGGCGGGTGTGCTGGTTCCTGCTTTGCAGACGGTGGGGATTGACCCGGTATTGATGAACGGTTCTGCGGTGTCTTTAGCGTACCGCGAGTTCAAGCAAGCTGTGCTGGATGGGTCTATTTCGTTGGACTCGTCTGAGCTGTGGATGGAGCAGTTGGAGGTTGCCCGCGGCCGTCAGGAGGGCGGTAAGTATCCGGCGATTGACCGGTATTCGGGGGATGTGTCGGAGCTGGTGGCTGCCACGTTCGCACTGTGGGGGCTGCAGCGGTGGCTGGTGGAGTCCCGTGAGGGGGCTGGTCGTCCGGTTGAGGAGAAGAAGATGAATCCGCATGGTGTGTTGCCGATGTGGTCGAAGCGGAAGCAGGGAGGTGTTCTAGTTGCCTGATAGTTCCCAGATGGTTCGTGAGGTGGGGCATGCCGCCGTGCCGCGCTTCAATAAGCGTGTGGCACGCCCCGAGGGGATGACGTGGGAAGCCTTTCAGCGTGAGCTCGTGCAGATGCGTTTGACGGCGAAAATTGCTCAGGTTGAGAGTGCGATTCGTAAGCCGATTGAGCAGGCCACGTGGTCGGTGGCGCCGAACGGTGCCCCGCAGGAAATTGTCGACTTAGTCTCGCATGACCTTCGTCTACCGGTCGAAGGCGAGGAGGGGCAGCAGCCGCGGCGTACGGGGCGCGTGTCCTGGGACGAGCACCTGAAGTCTGCCCTGGAGTCGATCTTTACCGGTGTGGCGTTCTTTGAGCAGGTGTACGAGGTAGGCGCGGATGGGCGTAATCATCTGCGTAAGCTCGCACCGCGGCCGAACTTGTCGATTCGAAGTATTGAGACCGCCGATGATGGTGGCCTGGTTGGTATCCGGCAGCGTGGGATTAACGGCCACGAGGAGGTCTTCATCCCGGTTAATCGTCTTGTGGCTTACCGTCATGGGCGCCGTGACGGCACGTGGGAGGGCGCGAGTGTGTTCGCGCCAGCCCGTGATAATTGGTTGGAGTTGCAGAAGCTGCAGGCGCTGAACTCGCTGGTTCTCCAGCGCAACGGCATGGGCATTCCGAAGTACAAGGCTTCTCAGCTGACTGACCGCAGTGAGGTCAAGGCAGAGATGGAGTCCGGTCAGCAACTTGCCGAGGAGTACGCGGCCGGGTCAGTTACCGGCTACTCGCTGCCCCCTGGCGCTGAGATGCCGGTGGAAGGCGTCACCGGCCAGTTGCCGGACATTCCGGCGTCGATGGAGTACCACGCCAACCAAATCGCTATCGCCTGCAATGCAACGCACCTGAACTTGACCGGCGGCGGTGGCTCCTACGCGCTTGCGTCCGTGCAGCTTGGAGAGTTCATCCAAGGGCTGCAGTCGATGGCGGAATGGATTGCCGATACTGCTTCGCAGCACATCGTGGAGGACTTGGTGCGAGTGGCATTCCCTGAGTACGAGGGGCCAACACCGTTTATTACGTCCACCAGGATTCAGGTTCAGAAGGACCTGACGCCAGGTGATATTTCGCAGCTGGCGGCGCAGGGTGTGTTAACGAAGGAGCCGAACCTGGAGCAGTGGGTGCGTTCGTCGTTCCGTATCCCGAAGGCCCGGTCGTTGTTCGAAGCGCTGAAAGACAAAAAGGTTCTTACCGACGCTGAGGAGAAACTCGGGGTGTCGCTGAATCCAGATAACGAGAATTCCCCGAGTTCAGGTGGGGAAGATAGTGAGGAGGTAGCGGATGAATGACCTACTGATTTACGGCGATATTGGTTGGGAGAATACAGCCAAGCAAGTTCAGGAGAAGCTCAACGAGTTCGACGGCGGCCCGGTGAGGGTCCGCATTAACTCTGGTGGTGGCGATGTTTATGAGGGCATCGCCATTTTGAATACTCTGCGGGCTTATAGCGGTGATATCACCGTGGTGATTGAGTCGCTGGCGGCGTCTGCCGCGTCGTTCATTGCTGTCGGTACAGGCGGGCGGGTTGTGATTCGCCCGAATGCAGAAGTGATGATTCACAAAGCGTGGGCGATGCTTTCCGGTAACGCCGACGATATTGACAAAATGCGCGCCGACCTGGCTCGCCAAGACGTGAAGCTGGCGAAGATTTACGCCGACCGAGCTGGCGGCGCCCCCGACGATTGGTTGTCGGTTATGGCCGCGGAGACCTGGTACACCGCCGACGAAGCTCTGGCTGCCGGGTTGGTGGATGAGATTGAGGATGCTAAGCAGCCTGCGATGGCGTCGCTGGGGGCGATGCGTGCCCAATTTAAGTTTGCTAACCGGGCTGCGGCTCCGCCGCCGCCTGTCACCCGGTCGGAATCGGGGGACGCAACTACTACGCCCAGTGATGGGCAGAAAGGGGATACTGTGAGTATTCTTAATCAGCTTGCCCAGGAGCTGGGCAAGAAGCCGGAGGACGTGAAGAACGCGCTCTCCGGCTTTTTCAATGAGACGGTCGAGGTCTCTGGCCAGGTTGACGTGACCTACCCGGAGGAAACCGCCGTGGCCCCAACCGAGCGTGTAACGGTTGAGCCGACCGTTGCAAACACTGACGGTGAAGCCGGCGGCTCCCTAGGACTAGCGTTCGCCGTATCCAACACCCCGGATGGTTGGGACATTACCGTGGACGAATCCACTGGCGCAGTAACAGCCAAGACTCCCGCCGGAGTAGAGCCAGGAGACACGGCCACCGCGACCGTCACGGTGAATGAGTCCACCGAGGTGCCGGTTGCCTTTAAGGTGCGAGCCCTCGCAGACGATGATGAGCAGCCGACCAGCACCGAAGGCGTGGACGCTCCGGCTGGGGAGGAGTCGACCACTACCGTGACCCTCGACCGTGACACCTATAACCTGCTGGTATCGCAGGCTAAGCAGGGCGCACAAGCAGCGTCCGATAAAGCCCGTGAGGCCCGCATCGCTGAGGTGGACAACTGGATTTCCGAGGGCCGTATTGCTGCGGCTCAGCGCGACAAGGTGCTGTCCGTGATGCACGAGAATGAGGCCCTTGCGCGTGAAGTGTACGGGTCTAACCCGAAGAACACCGTCCCGATGGCGGAGGTAGGCCACGTTGGAGATGGCATGCCGAAGTCGAAGGCGGAAGAACTGTTGGCAAAAGCCGACAGTATCCGTAACAACAAGAAAGGATCGTAATGTCTAATCCGACTTTCAAGCATGGCCCGATTGGCTTTGATATTGCTACCGACCTCGACAAGTTCCGCGTCGTCGCCCTCAACGAGGAAGGCAAGATAGCCTACGCCAACGGAACGGGCGGCGCCCTAGGCGTTGTCACCGAGACCGGACGCCTTGAGGAGAAGGAGCCAGGCGCGAAAAACATCGCCGTCCACTACGGCACTGCTGCCGTGAAGGTCGAGACCGACGGTGAGATTAAGGCCGGTGCTGCGGTGTATACCGCCGCTGACGGCAAGGTATCCGCCACCGGCACCGTCAAGATTGGTGTGGCAATCCGCCCCACCGCTGATGGTAAGACCCTGACCATTCTTAACGGCCTGCCGACCGCAGGCCCTGATGCGGCCTAGAAGGAGCACCAATAATGGCTACGAATAACTCTTACTTTGACGCCCTCGAGGTGCTGCCGGTCGAGGACATTCTGACCTCTTCCGAGCTTCTTGAGGCTGCAGCCTCCGAGCTGCTTGTTGGCACGCAGGCATACGACCTGCTCTTCAACGCACATAACGTTGACCACCTCACCATCGGGTACAACACCGATGTGGCGCCGGGCCTGGACGAGGCCGTGCAGACTGTTCCGGAATTCGGTGAGATTCCGGTTGGTGACCCAGACGCAGGCGAGCGTAAGTACGCTGACCTGACGAAGAAGGCTATCGGTCTTCGCATCTCCAAGGAACAGCGCGATTACGGTACTGGTGCTGATATTCAGCGCGAGCTCGTCGGCCGCGTAGCGGAGATTCGCCGCAGTAATTCTACTGATGCCATGGCTGCGCTTGAAGCAGCTGGCATCGAGGAGTTACCGGTGGCGAAGAAGTGGAACACCGCTGATGCGCAGGCCGTGGATGACCTGTGGGCTGCCGATGACCTCCTCGCCGGTGCGAAGGACACTCGCGGAAACCTGTTCAACTACTCGGCTGGCTACGTGTGGGCTAACCGTAAGACGCTAAACGCTCTGAAGCGTAATAAGCAGACTTCCAGCTTCTACATCGGCGACATGGCGCACGCTAACCCGCTGTTTGCCGGCATTAGTGAGCAGCCACTCGTGGCTGAGCAGTTCAAACTGGTAGCTGACCAGGCACTGCCGGACGGCGTGGCCTATGTGTTCGCCGACTCCGAGTACGGCACCGTGGGTACGCGCTTCCAGACTGGTGAGCCGATTTTCACCCCGTTCTATGAGGAACATGGCCAGTCTGGTCATGGTGGTTCTACCATGTCCTGGCGTTCTGACTATGCGCACTGGCGTGCTTTGGCGGTGCGCGCTCCGAAGGCTGCGGTGAAGCTCACCGGCGCTATTTAGGCCGGGTGGAAGTTATGCCGCAGATTGTGCTGAAGAAGGCGGCGTTCTATCCGCTGGATTCACGGGTGGTACACCCGTCGGGTACGGCCCTTGAAGTAACTGAGGAGGAGGCGGCAGTGCTGCGTGAGCGTGGCGTTGTCGCCGACGATGCGCCCGCCCAGGAGCCGCCGAAGCCGGACGATAAGGAATCTAAGACGAAACCTGTAGGGGATCCGAAGGCCGCTCCGTCTGGCGCATACCCTCCTCTACCAAAGCGCACCGAGCCGGTAGCCCGCTGGAAGGAGTACGCCCGCACCAACGGCATCAAGCTGACTGGTCTGACGCGGCGTAACGAAATCATGGGCTACATCAACAAGGTCGTTAACGCCCAATAGAAAGGGGGTGTCGTGCCCATGGAGGTCACTGTTGATGACATCCTTTCGGTATTTCCCCGCCCACTAACCAAGGATGAGCAGCAGCGCGCCCAGGGGCTTATTGCTCAGTCTCTGGAGCTTATCGCCATGGAGTTCGCCCGCCGTGGCCGTGACCTCACGGCTGAAATTGAGTCGGAGCCGTGGCGTGCAGTTGCTGTGAAGCAGGCTGTGCGCGTCATGGTGTCGCAAGCCGTGCTCGTCGGCGACAATGTGGGGCGTGCGTCTGTCTCATCGACGACCGGACCTCAGTCCGATTCGGTGTCCTACTCACAAGGGGTCGGGATTCACTGGGGCGGTGTGGGCCTCGATGATGCAATCCTTGACTTGCTGGGTTTGGGCGTACGTGCGGTTCCACTGGGGCGCGGTGGCCGGGTAATTCCATTCGGCCATCGTTGGCCACGTAGTGGGGCTGAATTCAGCGAGCGGAGGCGGTGCTAATGGCATGGCGCCCCGATGAATTTGGAGAGCCCATCACCATCAAGGGAGGACTGATTGGGCGTGACCATCGTGGCCGGCCGGAGTACGCGCCGGGCCGTGTGATTGAGCACTGTGTAGTGTCCCCCGCAGGTGATCAGGTCGTTAAAGGCGACGGGTTTACTCATGGGGATATTACGAAGCTGCAGGTGCTTGCTCCACCAGGGACGGTGGTGGCCGATGGGGATACGGTCACCATTCGTGGTGAGGACTATACGGTGCAGCAGCGTCGGTCGTTTGATTACTCGGTAGGTCGACGGCCCGTAGTCAGCTGGCATCAGCCGAAGGTTGTGTTCATCGTGGAGCGTGGGGAGGTGTCTGACGGTGTCGCTTAACTATCACGAATTGTTTAAGCAGATAGCGGCGGCGCCGCAGGTGCAAGAAGCCTCTCGGAAGAAGGCGGAGCAGGTGAAAAAGTACATTGAACTTCGCTGGCCCGAAGTCAATGAGCTTTCCTCTCGCGATAAAGCCTTCCTCCATGAAAGCGGGGACGTTGTGAAAATCACCCGCGCTACTCGCGGCACGAATCGCCCTACGCATGTGGTGACGGTTCGTCATCCTGGTGCGGTGGCAAAGCAGGCGAAGGACGGTTTCGTGACGAAGGCGGTGAAGGATGCATCCTGAGTTTGGCCTAACCCCTGACC